TACTGGTCTCCTGAGCGACGACGCCGTCCTTGGCCACGTAGTACCACGAGCCAGCACTGTACGCGCTGTCGGCTCCGATTCGTTCTGTAGCGTACTTCCAGACGGCCCATTTTTTTGACTCGAAGTCGAACACGATCACGCGCCACGCTGTCTCGGCAGCGTTGCGCACGAGCCATCGGATCTCTCCGCGGTGCTGCACGTACGTTGCCGAGCGCACCTGCGGGAACGCTGCAAAAGTGTCCTGTACCGCGTCGCCGATGAACTGCACCGACCGCGATCGGTCGAGCAGGTAGAAGCCTTGGCGCCCTACGAAAAACACACCCAGTGGTGTCGAGACAGTGCCACGCGGCTGGTCGCAGCCGCCGTCGGAATGAACCACGATCGGCACAGTGAAGCTGCCGCTCTGAGGGTCGCCTGTGCTGTTTGGCCCCTCGCCGAAGATCGCGTAGATACGGTCCTTCGAAAACGCAATCAGTGCGTCGTCGAGGCTCGCGAGTGCGTTCACCTCTTCGCCAGGAATGCGCACCTGCTGAGCCAGATTGAATTCCGCTGGACGGCCCTCTGTCTCCTCTTGCGAATACCAGAGCACGTCCGGCTCTTCCCCGCCGCCGACCCAGATACGCGCCTTGTGACGCACCAGAGCGCGGCCGCCGCCATACACCACGTCTTGCTCGAGCACATTGCCGCTCGTGTAGAGCGTTGGGTTAGCGTTGGAAAACTGGGTCCCGTTGTCGTTGATCGTCTGAAAAGACAGTCGCTGCGGGTCATTGTCGCGCGCTGCAGGCGTCCCAACGATAGTGTACTCACGATAGAAGACGCCGACTTCGCTCGCCGGCGCTCCAGCCACTGAGACGTTGGCGCGATACACGGCGAGCTGGACACGACGTTGTGTTGCCGTCTGGCGTTGCCGCAGCGTGAGAGACAGGTGCTCGAGGTCTAGGTCGACCGTGCCCTGGCTGCCGCCGGCGTCCGGCACGGTATGCCGCTCGACTTCGCTCGGCGGGCTCTGGTGATAATTGCCCCAACGGTCGAACCACTCGTACACGAGCACGTAGTCGTAGATGTCATTGGCGACGAGCCCGGTGCCTGTGCCGTTCGAGGCATGGATCTGAGGCGTCTGGAGAAATCCAGACTCGTGCGCATTGTCGCCGTCTGTGTACTGCACGAGCCCGCTCGCCCAATACGCGAGATCCCCTGACTCGGCAGCCTGGTAGCGCGCCGAGTCGTCGAAGTCCAGGATCACGTGGTCGCCGGCGCCGTGCGTCTCGGCGCCTGCCGCCTGCAGATACACGCCGGTGTGTCTGCGAAATGTGTCGGCCGACACCCAGGACGGCATATGCCGCGGCCCTGACCCTAGCCCAAAGGTGTTCTGCTGCGACTTGCCGAAGGTGGCCACGGGTCGCGCTGAAGCGTCAGTATCGGCGAGCTCGACAACAGCGAAGACGTCCTCTGTGCTGACGACGCAAAACTGGCGGTCTGTCCCGGAGATGTCCAGCGGCATCGTCCAAGGCTTGGATTCTAGCCGCAAGCGTGCGGTGCTGCGCGTAATACCCTGAACTCCGGCACTCGTAATCCATCTCCACCATAGGATCTGTGGTGTCGAGGAGGTGCCCTGTTCGTGTCCAACAATCAGATACGATAACTCAGTGATCTTCGCAATCCCGGTGCCGGCCTCGAGCGCTCCAACAGGGATGTGCGAGGTGGCCGCGAGTATCTGCGCGCCCGAAGAAGTGTTGTAGATTTCGACACGCACCGAGCCGCTGTCGACAAACGCGAGGACCCCTGCCGGCGTGCCGCTTGGCTGCGCCTGCAGGACCGAAATACGAGTGTGCGCAGCGAGTGCCGCCTGGGCCGCTCGCCAGGTTGAGCCGAGCACCGGCGCCGCTCCGCCCGTAGTCGTAACCTTGCGCCCAACACGCTCGTCGCTCAGATTGATGTATGCGAGGAGGAATTCGCCGGCCGCCGCGCCGTTGTGCGAGATGTCGTAGGCCCCAATTTTCGACGAAAAAATGTCACTGAGCAGCGTTGTCTCACTGCTGATGGTAGGTACTGTCGAACAGTCGATGATCCTACCGCGCAGTTGGTCGGTGCCACTCGTGGCCTGATAACAGACCAGGACGTAATTACCATTCACAGCCACGCGAGGGTTCTTGATCCCCGTCAAACTGTTCAGGTTCTGATCGAACAAGTACGTGCGTCCAGAGTCGTCTGTGACACGACACCAGATGCCGCCCTGCGCCTGCCACACGTAAACGAAGTAACCGTTCGACCACGCCACTTCGGGGTTGAAGACGTTGTCCTGAATAGAGCGCTCGATCGCTTTTCTGCGCACCGTGCACTCGCTCATCTGCTGAGTGACCTCGAGCATTGTCGAGGCGTTCGGCCGCAATAGTCGTCCCGAAGCCTGGCCCGTTGCAACGAGCAGCGCGTCTTTCCATTTGATGAATCGCTCTACGTCCGGTGTACCTGAAAGCGCGCTATTGAGCTCCGTCGTGCCGGGGCGTTTGCGGATCTTGCCTTGTTCTTCGAACGAACCGTTTTCGATCTCCGTAAAGCCTTGCTCCAGGAGCGCTGGCTCTACGGATTCATCGAGCGGCCCGACGAACGGGTGATGGACGACGGAATAAGGTACAGGCGGCATGTCACCACACCACCAAGTCAGCAGTGAAACTAGCGCCAGCGCGTAGCTGTACGTGGGTGCTCGCGCGGGCCTCGCTCCAGTCAGCGTGCGCAGCATCGATTTCGAATAGATTGGCAGTAGCCGTCCGCACGCGAGCCAAGATCCAGTCCTTGTGTGCACGGCCGAGATTGTGCGCGACGTACGACGTCTGGCCACTCGTAAACGTGACGTCCTTGACGAGTTGAGAGCCGCGCGCCCACTCAGGCAGGACCTTGCGCAGTGAGCGCTCGATCGCGTCCTGCAGGCGCGTGTCTTCCGCACTCTGCCCAGCGCTCGGCCGCTCGAGCTGGATCGTCCTGATGCGCTCACCAGCCATCCATGCCCCAATCAGAGTCGGTGTCCTCATTGGCGCGATGGTCCGCGATGCCCTTCGGCCAATTTTGGTCCGTCGGCGCTGCCCACGACTGAATGCGCTGCGCCAGTAGCTCGCGCTCGCGCACTAAGTCGCTAGCGTCGCGCTCCTCCTTAGCCGCGAGACGAATTGCAGCGTCGAGCACCACCCACTCTGGAAATGGCAGCTGCATTGTCTCAGAGGTGGTCGTCGGCTTGGTCCACTCGGGCAGATACTCGACAGTCACGGTGTGTACGCCGGCTGGCGGCGGGTCAAATTCGAGGTAGTCGCCTGTGGATTTGGACTGGCGATGCCTGTAGCGCGGCAGCAGTCCCGCTCCCCACGAGTGATTTTTGGACGTCGTGATCCGTGTCGCGTCGAATGGCTGCAGCGGCCACTTGTAGTCGCCTACCGTGAGGCGCACCGCGATGATTTTCACGTTGTACGGATTGTTGGAGGACGCGAGATTGTAAGCCACCGTGCCCGCAACGGTCGTGATGGTTCCGACGGCCAGAAACAGCTCGTCACGGAGCGAGCTCAGCTGGTGGTAATGCTGCTCGGCCGCCAGGTGGATCGCACTGTACAGCTCACCAGACGCAGCCGAGCCGTCGACAACGAACGTACTATTTTCCAGGTCCGCTCGTTGCCGAACCAGCTCAGCAATTTGCGCGTAAGTGAGCCGCGTGCTCATTCTTCGTCGTAAGACTCGAGCTCTAAGATTGTCTTCACGGCTTCGCAGACAGCTTTGCCGTCCACTTCACCTTTCATGCCCAGGGCGGAGGCGAGCGCTTTGCCCGCCTCCTCCTTGGCCATGCTCTCGCCGTCGTCCTCGCCCATGCCGGGTGAGGACTCTGGCTCCGACTTCATGCTTCCGAGCATGTCTGCCATCGGCATGATTACCTGCTCACCGCGCTAGCGCTGACCACGACTCGGAAATTTACTCGAGGGCCATTCAGGTTGGCGGCCGTCCCCGCCTGGCTCTGGGTGACTACCTCGAACGTCTTGGTCGTGAGCAGCAGTTGCGCGTCCTTGACGAACGCGCGCTTCGACGAGCTGGTGAGGTCCTCCTCCAGCCAGGCCTCTGCCGTAATCACCCGTTTGAACGGGCCGTCCGTCAGAGTGATCGTGTAGACGCCTGTGGAGGGGGTACTGACCGAGAAGCCCGCGCCCACCAGATTGATGGGCGCGCCTGATCCGTCAGTCTCGAAAGAGCCCTCGTAGACCTGCCGAGCGGGGTTCTTGTAGTAGGCCTCTGAGTAGAGGGACTTACCTCCAGCCATTAGCCGATCTCCAACACCAGCAGACCCTGCGGGACGGCCTCGACAGTAGCCCCGCCACCATCAGCTTCCAGACTGAGCGTGTCGCCTGGAGCCATTTCAAACTCTGCGCTGAGCGAACTCAGTGTCAGAGGATTGGATGCCCCGGCCAGGTTGACCTCCAAGCCATCAGTGCTGGCAGTGAGGTACGCGGCCAGAAACGTAAGGGACCACGAGGGTGCCTTGCGTTTGATGAGCAGCAACCGATAGGCGTCCGTCGCAGACACAGAGCTGCTAATAGACTGCACGTAACGTGCGGACACCAACCGGCACTTGTTCACCGCTGTGAACACGACTTGCTGCACGAATGCAGTAATCGTCCCGTTCGCCTCGCTGTTTCGGTACGTGACGAGCTGCCCCTGCATTGTAGCCGCGAGGTTTTCGACGTCGCGGCTTGAATCCTCCGCGTCTCCGAAAATCCCGCGCAAGCGCTGGCGCAGCTGTTTGACAGTGAGTGCCATTAGTCGCTCTCCACGGTTATGACGCAATTGGCGCGCGGGTCGTCGCACGACAGGTTGCAGTAAGAATCTGCACGTACCTCGTACCCAGCGGCAGAGACTTCGCGCAGCATCGTAACGCCGTCGTCGTCAACCATGTCCGGGACAGGGCCGAGCGAGACGAGCTTCCAGGTGTCCTTCGTCAGAAGGAAGATGTTGTCGTCCAGACAGTTCTGGTCAGCGACGCAATCAACGTTCTTGCTTCGACTACCGGTGAACATGATCGACTTGAAGCCGATCCTGGCGTCCGTGGACTTCAAGTCGTTGTACACGACCTTGTTTCCGAGCTCGAGTTGCAGGTCTCGGAATTTGAGGTGGTTCATCAGACACAGGTCCGGCGAAGCACCTTCGCGCCCGAGACGCGCAATGCCGATCCGGATTGCCTCGGCAATCGACACGTTCGTGGCGGTGACGCGCGAACCGTACAGACGCGAGTCACTCGAGCGATCGACCCCAAAGAACGAGTCTCCAGATGTCGGCGCCGTCGTCGGAATCCAAGCGAGCAAGCCCGCGATCGAGTTCTGGAAGTCGCCCTCGATGAACAGGTACCGCGAGGCCGCAAGACCGGTTGCGTCGTTGACTGTGACGGTGCCAGCGTCACGATCAACACCGGTAACCGTTGCGGTCGTTGGTGTTCCGCCGCCAATCAGAGTATCGGAAGCGGTGTCGCCGTCGTTGGCGGAAAACACGAGCACGTCGCCGACTTCGAAGTTGCTAATCTCCTCGATGTCATTGAGCGTGAACGTGGTTCCTGACGTGTAGCCAGCGCTGATCTGCCCGATGGAACCGCCGGAACCGCGGTACATGCTGATCGCTTCACCACGAATCAGCTTGTCGAGCATTCCGTCGACTTCGCGCTGACGCGCTTCGAAGAATGCCTTTTTGCCGGCACCAGCAGACTGTTTCATCACCTTTCGGGTGATGGAGATGACGCCGAAGTTGTCGGCGTACGTGACGAAGAAGTCTTCGTATTTGTTGGTGGACTTGTTTGCTTGCGCCGTACTGAACGTACGGCTGCGGCCGTTGGGAATTCCGTACTGGATGGGCTGGACGTACCGTTTGCCGCCTGCGTCCGTCTTTTTCGGACAGAGGGCGAACCACGGATTCTCCGGGTAGGTGACGTCGTTGATCCCTTCCGCGGAATAGAACTCCTTCAACGCCGCATCGAAAGATGAGGCATCTACTGCGGACATGAGTTTCTCCTAGGTGGTCATGAAACGAAGCGGAGCTTCTGCGCAGCGCGCTCCGCCCGCTCTTGCCGAGTCAACGGCCGCGGGGGAGTGGCGCGCGAAGCTGCGTCGAGGTTCGACAATGCTTGCGGCGCTTCTGTCGCCTCGGGTTTCGCCGGCTCTACGGCTCCGTTTCCACGCTCGGAGGGGCTCGCTTGCGCGGGCCCGCCTGGTTTTTTCGCAGCCAGACGCTGCGCTAGCGACTCCGCCTTGGAGCGGAGGTTAGTCTCGAATCCTGCAAGGATCTCCTGCAGTGCGTCGCGGTCAAGCGACAATCCAGCGGGCTTGTAGTCGCGTTCGTACACGGTCTCTAGCGCCGCCAAGATCTCTGCCGGATTCTCGTCGAGCAGCATCGGGTAATCGTCCGCAGATTCCTTGATGAATCCTTGGACGATCCGCTGGTTCTGTTGCTGCTCGGTGTCCTGTTCTGTTTTCTGACGGTAGCCGCGCAGTTCTTCGATTTCGCGTTTCAGCTCGTCATTGGACGACTTGAGCTCGCGCAGTGTCTGCTGCTCGGGAGTCTCCTGCTCGTCGATGGCTTTTTTTGCAACGTCGCGTGCACTGATACCGTGCCGGCGCATGAACGCGTACGGATCTGACTTCAGGAGCTCGCGCTCGGTCTGCAGCTCACGCTGCGCCTCTGCCAGCGTCGCCTCGCGCGACTGGATGAGCCGGTCGCGCTTGGCTACCTCTTTTTTCTGTCGCTTGAGCTCTGCAAAGCCCTTGTCTAAACGCTCCTGGTGCTTCTGGTCCGGAGTCTTTTCCTTCTCCGGCTCCGATTTTTCTCCCTCGCTCGAGGCCTCCTTAGCCTCAGCAGAATCAGGCGTATCAGCAGGAGTGCCAGGCGCGCCCTCCGAATGGCCTTCGATAGCTTTCCTGCCGCGGCCGGCGCCAATCCACGCACGAACATCTTCTTCACCGGCCGGCGTCGGCTCTTGCGGTTGAGCTTGTTCGGTTTGCGTTACAGCAGGCTCGGCCATCAGTTGAGCGGTCCTTGCGGTGGAGGCAGCGCCTCCGGTGGAATAGGCGCCCCGGGCGCAGCGTCTGGCGAAACGATGGGTGCGGCTTCCGACGACTCAGCGGGGAGAGCTGACGCACCCGGGGCAGGTTCTGTGGCGGCCTGGAGCTGGTCCTGGCACTGCTCGATCCAGTCATTGAGCAGGTCGAGTCGCTCTGGCGGATACTTCTGCAGGTAGGCGTGGACGAACGCGTTCGTCGCGCGCTGGATTGCCATCTGCAGGTTCATTCGCGGGATCGGCGGAATGTATTCACCGCGCTCAAGGACCATTTCGATTGCCTTGTCGATGAGCTTCTGGCTCGACAGCTTCATTTTCGACAAGCGCTTGATGTCCGGCAGATCCGCGACGTCGATCGCTTCGTCTTGGTCGAGCCAGCCACGAGCCTCCATCTGTTCGGCAAACGCAACACGACCCGCATAGTCGTGCGGCAACTGCGACGCAGGGGTGACCGTCATCTCGAAGGTGCCGACCTCCTGCAGAGCCTCCTTGGCGTCGACTTCCTCGATCCAGTTCTTGTCGTGGTAAAAGACCTTGTACGAGCCGTCTCGTTTGAGAATGTCGCGCGCACATTCGAGCGTTTGCTCGCCGGCCTGCATCACTGCGCGCTCGTCATTGCGTCCGACGGTAATGAATCGCTCTGACTCGATGTTGTGATAGACGAGCTGAGCCCGCCCCGAGCCGGCCATGTTCGCCGGAAGCTGCCCGGAAGCGCTGAGTTGCGAGATGCCGCTGATTTCGTACGCGCTTTGGATGAGGGTCTGCAGGTGTTGGATGACCTGATTGGTGATGACGTCGTGCACGTGAAACTGCGGCGGCGTCCCCGTGTATTCGACCAGCACGCCGCGCAAAGCGTTGCTGATCTGCGCGTCAACCACTCGCGAGCCGCGCTCGATCATGACCTTGATGTTTCCACCAAGGTACATGTTGTTTTGGATCATCCGGAGCAGCTGATTGATCTCGAGCTGAATGCCCGACAGCTGCTCGGCCAACCCGACGCCCCAGAACCCGAGCGGCTCGTCACTCCATCTCCAAAACAGAAACGGAAACGACTCACGCTTCCACTTGGATTCGTAGAGCACTTCACCGTCGACGACTGCACAAGCGCGCCCGTCGTTCGCCTTCGGCCCACTCGGCAAGTGCCAGGCCTGAGTTACCAGGACCTGGTCAGACTGCTGGTCGCGCCCGAAGTACCGATTGTCGGCCGGAGCAGCATTCTCGATTGCTGCACGAGCGCGCGGATATCGCTCCATGAGCACGGTACGATCCACACACCGCTGCCGGTACAGATTGCGCGGCTCGCCGTAGATGCCCTCAGCGTCGTCAACGAGGACCTCGCCCGGGAACACGTATTCGTATCGCACCTGTCCCCAGTGCTCGAGCACGTACATCACGCCCGTGCCGAGCAACGCCATGTTCTTGATGCAGCGTTGACGGAGCTGCCAAAAGTCGCCCGCGTGAAAGTGCCCCTCGATAAACTTGTCCCGAAGCTCGGCGACACGTTGCAGCGTGTAGTCGCCGGCGCTTGTTAGGTTCTGAGGACGCGGCCTGCCCTTGACGAGCTTGCTCGTCGCGGCGTCCACCATGTTCCGAACGACATTGAGCGACAAGCGACGCCCATCTGTCGGCCCAGAGCCGAGCGTACGCCGTGCTGTCGGGTAGCCTGCCGCGCTCGAGCCAACCCAACCCTGGATGGCGCGATCTCCGTAGAGCCGCAGGTAATGAATCAGCTGTCCGCGGCGATAGCTCTGCCGATCGCTCACGCGGTCGGCGGCGGCGATGACAGCACTCGGGAGTTCAGACCGTTCGGCCCGCTCCCATCGTAGGTCGTGCGCCAACGTGCAGACTCACCGCAGACTCCTTTGCCATCGGCCTCATGACGGCCCGCCTTCGCTCGAGTGATACCACTCGCGCTCCAGCAATTCGCGTGCGTGCTCTGGGCTCAGCTGCTCGGTCTCTGCTTTGGGCGCCGCGGGTCGCTCGGGAGCGAGCTCCACGACGCCGTCGTCGCTTTCGATCCGAGTCACGCGCCCTGTCAGGCCGTATTTGCCGAGCAGCGCGAGTGTTTGGTCCAGACCCATCGCGTCTCAGGGTGTTCGAAAACAAATCCCTTGTCAAAATTATCTGCCTGCCTCACGCGCGCGCGTAGGAGTTTCTGCCGGCGGCTCCGCGGTGATGAACCGAACGTTTTCGAACGGAATCACCACTGTCTTTCCGCTCTTTTGCCGAACGATGACGATCCGGAGTCGCCAATCGACCTCGACGTTGTCTTTCTTGCCCTCGTGCAGCGACTCCATCGACCGCCCGAGGCGCACCGACTCGTCGAACATCACGCTTTCGCCAATTTCCAGCTTACGTCTCATGCCAATCACACTCCTGTAGGTATTCGTCCCAGTCCTGCGCTTCCTTGGCGCGTTTGATTTTCCGTTCTTTCCGAATCTCAGATTGCCGCTGATAGAATTCCACGGACCCGGCTTGCGGTAGCGCTGCAGGGATGTCCGGGAAGACGTGCTTGTGACAGTAATCTGTCGCCAGAACAAGCGCCGACACCAAGTCGCCGTGGCCGCCGGTCTTCCACCGTGGGCTTTGGATGGAGATCTGTCCGCCCGCAGTCGGCTTCGCCTGCACTTCGCGCAGCTGGCGGATCAGCCGCGTGTGCTCGGGCAACCGAAACTTGCCACCGTGAAGCAGTGTTCTGAATTTCGTAAAGGTGGAGTTTTTGCCAGTGACGCCCTCGGGCGCGCTGAAGAGCAGCAGGTCATGCTGGTCGAGGTGCTCCGAAATTGACTCGCGATAGTGAGAGTCTGCTACGACGCCTTCGCATTGGTAGCCGCGCGCAATGCGTGCAAACACTCCGACGACGGCACTGGGCACCAGTGGGCCCTCTGTCGGTCGCAATTCGAGCACGTTTGCTACGCGGTACAGTGCACGATCGCGCGCCACGGCCACTAGCGCGCTTGAGTCGTGCCGAAAAGCGAAGTCTGAGCCGACTGCGGTGCAAGCATCCGGATCGTACGACAGAGGCAGGACGAGCTTGGGATCGACACTGCGCTCAATAGCGCGGGAATCGAAGAATGCTTGAGCATCAAGATCCATAAACTCGGCGTCGAATTCTCGTCGAGCATTGTCAGGGTCGAGCTGTCTCTCTCGTTCGACGATCTCGCGAGTGAGAGGCACGTCCCGCAGGAGCAATGTCGGTGCATGAGCGGCGACAGCTGTCTGGTGTTTTCCGTAATTTCCGCGATACAGCTCATAGAGCAGACCTTTCTTCACCCACGGTGTCGAGGCGATGACGAGCTGCGCGCCCGGCAGCATGCGGGGATGCACAGCCTTGAAGATCTCGGCGTCATTGACCTTGTACGAGTCGTCGCGGAAGAACGCCGCTTCGTCGAGCAGCGCTCCGACGAGCGAACGACCGCGGACGGCGCCGCCTCCAGCAGTGGCCGGCAGACATTCGATTGCCACGACGCCACCCTCTGGACGGCGCAGCGTGATGCTGTCGGCAGTCTCGGCGACGACCAGTGCGCTCAGTTGCTTGCGCATGCGGCACGCCCCTTTGACGTAGCTCAGCGCCTGGCGCGCTAGCCTCATGTCCGGGGCGACGATGAGCCCGATCGCCTGCTCGCCCGGAGCGAGCGTCTCGAGAGGCGTCGTCAGTGACTGGTGCAGGAGGCGTAGCGCTCCGAGCACGTAGGTCTTGCCGCTGCGCGCGCCGCACACTGCGCAGAGCACCCCGCGTGCGCTTTGCGGAATAGGCTCCAGTGAGCCGAATATCAACTCTCCAAGCCGACCTTCCGGCTGCTCGCCGTCGAACGCCACACGCACGAGCTCGCGCTGTCCCGGTTCGAGCGTCACGCCGAGAAAGTCGCAGAAGGAGACGAACGACATCATCGATGCGCACGATCGCTGTCTGCTGCCGCGATGATTTGAACCCGAACAAATTCCGTATTATCGATTCTGTCAGCACCCTCTTTGCAACGATGGATGAACCTCTCGCCAAGCGTGTGCAAAAACAGCGTCGCGCATCGACGGCACAGAACACACAGGAGTTGCTCATCATCTTTCAGCTGTGTTTTTTTAGAGCCCTGAGGACCACCTGTTATTTCCATCACCTTCTCCGCTTCCTGCTCGCGCTACGCCATGTACCCGCACGCTTGCCGCCCTTTTCTTTGAGGCGCTCCCACTCCTTCGCCTCGAAGTCCCTGAGTTCCTCGACGTCGCGAATGAACCGCATCTGGCGCGCGCTCTTGTCCGAGTCTGGTCGCTCGTACATGTCGCGCAAGTGTCGGAGCAGATTGTCGCGATGCTTCGCCTCGTAAAATTCAATTACCTTTTCCCATTCGCGAAACAGCTTGCTGCGCTCTGCAGCGCACTCGGCGGTCGGAGCGGCGCCGACGAACAGTCGACCTCGCGCTCGGTGCACACGAGCAGCACGCCTGTGTTGCAGGAGCTCGAGCTGCATCAACTTCGCACGCTGCGCCGCAGTGAGCTTGATGGCCTTATCCATCGGTCGTCTCTTTCTGCAGCCACGGCGCCTCGGCAGCCAAGTCCGCCACCTTTTTTCGCGCGCCCTTCTGCTGCCTGTGCTCCATGAGCCCGAGTAGTTGCGCCACGAAACCCATGACATGCATCGCACCGTGCATGTCGGGATTCGAGACCGTCTCGCCCTTCTTGTTTTGAGAAGAGCGATCCATGGCTCGCCTGTACGCCTGCTCCGCGCGCTCGAGCAGCACAGCCTTGGCTTGCTCGGGAGCAAGTGCCGCGAGCTCGGCAAAGGTCAGGTGGCAGTACTTGGTTACAGGCCCTCGATGCACGCCGAGTTCAGCTTCCAGTTCTGTTTTGGGCATCACGCGCTCTCCTTAGCGACTCCCTCAGACACCGAATCCAAGACGGCCCCGAGAGCTCGGGCTCCGTCGCGTAGCAGCTCTGAGAACAGTTCTTCGACTTGGTCGAGATGGTCGGTTCTTCCACGGTGCCTCCATTCGTCGAGTAGCGTGATGGTCTGCTCGGCCAGGTAGTAGTCGAGCAGCATCGAGTCCTCCGGAGAGTCACGCAGTAGCTCGGCCTGCGCGCGCACCCAGTTGGCGACGAGATGCTGCGGCACGGGCGGCGACGCCATGAGCTGCGAGCTCACGGGCGGCAGAGCCGAGACGACGTCGCGCAACTCCACGTCGGCCCAACCGGGGATATGCAGGCCACCCTGGGTGCAGTTGTACGTGCGCACGTCGTGGTGAATGTCCGCCCATCGCGAGAGCCAGTCACGCACGCCGAGGAACGGAGGCGAGGTGAGTACCTCCGCTCCGCCTCCACCCCACGCCGGCGCTGTGCGCGCGTCGAGCTCGGTCGGCAACGGGTCGGCGCGTCGATGGTCCGGCAACGTGCCCCAGTCGAGACGCACTCGGCCGTCGGCCTCGTGAGCGCTCCCAGTGCCCGCATAAACGCGCCCATCAGTCCACGCCAGGTCTTGGCCCACGAGCACGATCGGCGAGCACCCGAGCCGGCGAGCGAGGCTGACGGCCGCGGTGGTACCGGAGCCAGAGGTAACCAGCCGCGGCACGCCAGTGAGCTGTTCGATGAGTCCCCCGAGCTCGCCATTCCAGAGCGGCAGAAGCTGTCCGCCTGGGCACGCCATGAGCTCAGGGTCGCAAATGAGACTGAACGCGCGCCGCTCTTCTACGAGCGACAGCTTGTGGCGGATGTCGTTTGACTCGATGCACACCGCGATGTGAGCTGGCGCCCACTTCGTGGCGGAGTTGACGGCAATCACTAGACCGTTGTCACGCACGCGCTCGAGTAGACGATAATTCTTCTCTAGGCTCGGGCCGGCGCCAACGATGAACGCAGGCACCGATGGCACAGTCGTTCCGGTCATCACGCACGGGCACTCCCACAGGTAATGCAGGTTGCGCAGCAGATGCTCGACCCATGTTCGTGACCGAAGCTGACTAGTCATGCGGTTCTGAGCAGAGCGTTCCGCAAGCCCGTCGACCTGTCGCTGCAACGTGTCGGAGCCATCGAGCACGAGCACGCCGGTACCGCGCAGCGTGAGCCTGTTCCAGTGTGTGTAGTCGTCGTCTGTGAGCGTATCGCGACGCAGCACGATATGGCCGGGGAAGCGCTGGGTGGCTTCGCTGTGCGCTGTGTCTGAGCCAGCAAGGATGAGCGTGTCACGGGGAAGCATTGCCAGTAATCCTCCTGCCACAGAACCATAAATCCAGGTCTTCCTCCGGAACTTCCCACCGCTTCTTTACGCGCCTCAATGCTGCATTCGAATAATGGGCACAGGAGCTTTTGGTCCCTGGTATACGAGCGACTATAGCGCTCCCTATGGGCTGGCCGTCTGCACGGCGATTGCTCGGACTATTCCAATTCTGTCGTTTGCGTCTAGGCAAAACGCCTCCGTACTTCCTCGAGGTCCTCGGGAGTGTTGATGTCGATGTAATCCGCTGGCGTTTGACTCGCGATGTACGACTCCCACATGCGCGGATGCCACTCGTAGGACACATAGAATCCATTGCGCCGGCCGTCGCTGTTCACTGTGCACACAGCGAACTCGTCATACTCTCGCACAACGCGAATGGCGTCCTCAATATCCGTGGCCTGCATCTCCGGCGTCGTGCATTGCAGCACCGCAGCCAGAGTTCTTCCATTCCATTCCAGAGCATGCATGACGACAGACAAAGTCGTTGCGTCGTCAGTGGCTAACTCAGCTGGGCGCTTCAAAGCGTGTCGGCCAGCGTCCTCCAAAATCATTGGGTCGTCGCTTGAAACAAGGACGTTGGAAAAGACGCCAGCCGCAAGAGCGGTCTTCATTGCGCGTTCCCAGAGCGGCAAGCCTCCGACGCACTGCCGGTTCTTCAGCGGGATGCGCTTCGAGCCGCCTCGTGCGGGGATTATGCAGATCACTGGTTCCTCCTGCAGGTGCCGCATAACCATTTCCCATCGACGTCTCGAGGAGCACCAGCGCGGCGCTTGCCACATTCCACGCATTCCGGTGGTCCAGATGAATACGTCTTCATCATTCGATCCAAAGCTTGTGTGCCCGCCTCCTTGCTTAGGCCGGGAACCTCGAGCAATGCGTCCTTCACGTCTTTCACATCGCCTCCAATGCGTCACAAATACGCTGTGCCGCTCGACCGTCGCCGTACTCTGCGACCGGCTCGCGACGCTCGTTCATTACGCGCCTGAATAGCGCCTCGTATCCACCGGAGCGGAGCATGGTCTCGTATAATTCGTATGTGTCTACGTCATGCGGCGCCGGAGCCTGAACGGCCCCGAGCAGCGGCCTCCCAGCCTGTCGCCCGCCGATCAACACGCCCGGCACGCCCAGCGCGCTCGCCTCGCGAACGATGACACTCGAGTTGCCGACGATGAGCTTCGCGCTCCGAAGGTAGGAGTAGAACTGCTCGGGCGGCATGTTGCGGTGTGTGTTCCGGATGCCGAGCCTTCGAATCGACTCCACGATGTGCTCGTTGCCAGGGTCGGCATTGGGCCACCAAACGTGGCACTCACCAACTCGCGCAGCGGCTTGGAGCACTGGAGTGTAGTCGGTCTCGAAGTCTGCCGGGTGCAGCATGACCATCACGACCGACTCGGGATGCGGCTCGGCCTGCAACGCCACGTCGACACGTGGACATCCCGTCAGATGCACTGCCTTCGGGTTGCGCACCCAACCCTGCAGCCAGAGTTGCGCGCCCTGCGTGGCCACGAAGTGCACGTCAGCGAGCGCGCTGTTCGCGTCTCGAATGTAGTCGTCTACGTTGCCACTGCGCTCGCCGCCCATCTGGTGCGCAATGCGTTTGCCGGCGCGTCGAGCAGCGTACGTGATCCCCAAGGTCTCGTAGCGGTCGCCGACGACGTAGACAATGTCTTCGTCCCCGAGGTCCTGCATCAGTGCGAGTCCAGCCGTCAGTTCTGCGGACCGATGCCCAGGCACCAACCCAGCACCGCGATAGACGACGCATTCTCCTAAAAACTCTCGATCTATGTCTTCGACCACTTCTCCATAAAGTCGATCGACCGCACTTGCGTAGCAGAGCACACGGAACTCATGACCACGTCGATTCCATTCGCGGATGACTGCGCACGAGCTCCCCCAGTTCGCGCGGCTGCCGATTGTAAACAGAACATTATTGGCCATGTAAGAACACCTTTCTTGTCTGTTGCATCTCTTCCGTCGCCATCAACTCGTCGCGAGAAACCGTCGACGCCATCGCGCGCTCAAGCCAACGAATCTCGCGCACGAGCTGGCCAAACTCTTCGGGCTCGAGTGAATGCCGAGCGTCACTTCCGTACTGGTGCCGGCTGAATGTGACGTGCCGCTCGATTGCCGTCGCCCCTCGCGCCACTGCTGCGATCGACAACGCTAGCCCCATGCTGTGGTCGGAGAGTCCCCACGGCCCAAGAAACGCTAGACATTCGTCCCACAACGGTGCGTGTTCTGGTAGCACCGGATATTCACTGGTGCATGCCATGGGGATCCAACTTCGTGCCACTGTTGGCACCTCGTCAGTCCGCACCATTCCCAACGAGTAGTACACAACGCGACCTGTTGCCCGCAGAACATCACGGAGTCTAGTATTCGTCAGCTGCCCGCTCGGAAGCTTGTAGGCGTCTGGTGGCGCGTATTCTTCCAGCATCGTCACCGCGTCGACGGCGAACACGCTGGGGACGAAGTCGACCTCCCATTCCTTGCATCGGAGTCGCAGCTGCGCCCACTCCTCGGGCGAGAAACCAGTACGCAGAAAGTAACTCTCTCGGTCCTCGGCGTCGAAGAACGCCGGCCGTGGAGCGTCAGGTGGAACCTGCTGTCCGAAGTGGCATTGAAACTTGATCGCGTCAGCCCCAAGCTCGGCGAACACCTCGACCATGCGCAGCGCGTTGCCAAGCGAGCCGTCATGCGTGCTGCCAATCTCGGCGAGAATGTAGACGCTCATGCGAACTCGACCACGTCAAACTTGCCGTCACCCTGGCTCCGACTCGCGCCGCACCCATTCTCCTGAGCGTGCCTCAGGATCTGCACCAACTCCTTTTCTCCGACGTGCCGGTTTTCTGATGGTGCTGTTTTCAGTACCCAGATCTCGAACTCCAGCATCGGCTTTTCGACGTAGTCCTGACGTTTGAGCGCAGTGCGTGGTCCTTGTGCCGTCATGACGTGGATTGCTTTCTCTTCGGTGCCATGCGGTTCCGTCACGCCCAAGTGAATCCGGTCCGACCCATCGAGCGCCTTGACCTCCATGCCCTCGGCGAGGATCTGCTTGCTGCCCACCTTGGTCTTGGTGATTCTGAGCAGCGAGGCTGACTGCTTCAGCATTGCTTTGAGATTTCGCGCCGGCACGAACAGGCCTCGCTCGTCGCCCGGGAAGCCGATCCAGCACTTCTCTGCAACTTCGTTCACGACGAGCTCCGCGTTGTCTTGCGTGAGCTTCTCCGTTTTCTCGTCCGCGTATCCGGTCGTCGACTCGACCCAGGCTTTGATGAGCTCCTTGTTGCGCGGCATGCCGCCGTAGATGCGATCGCGCAGAGCGATCTTGACTCGATAAACGTTGTAGAGTTCACGTGGGCTGAAGTCGTGTTTCATTGTTCTGTTTTCCTTTGGTGTGGGTGGGTTGGGAACGGAAGGGCTTGTCGCGTTGGCTCGGACCGGGGCGGAAGGGGCGGGCATGTCGCGTCGGCTCGGTATGGCGTGGTGTGTCGCATTGGCAGGCTCGGGGTGGCACGTCGCACGGTCAAGGGTGGGCGTGGCTTGTCGCATTGGGCGTGGCACGTGCCGGGACTGCGCGGCTCGTCGCGTCGGCTCGGGTGGGCATGGCTTGTCGCATTGGGCTGGCGTGGTGAGTCGCGGCGGGGTTCGTCGCAACGGGTAGGTCTGGCCTGTCGCATCGGCTCGGTTTGGCAAGGTTCGTCGCATTGGGTCGGCGTGTTGCGGATTGTTGAGGCTCGTCGCGTCGGGGCGGCTTGGATAGTCGCATTGGCCAGGTCCGGCCCGGCTAGTCGCGTTGGCCTGGTCATTCGAAGTGGCAAAAGGTGAAGCCATCGACTACGCGGCCCTCGCAGTCAGCGCGGTGTACCCGAGCTCGTGTAGGCCCCAGTTTGCCGCGACGAACGCGTGCTTCTGGTGCTCGTCTTCGAACAGGTCGGTCAACGCGTCCACGGTAGCTTCGACGACCGCCTTGCTGACGCTGCCGCAAAACATCTGACGAGACTTAATCAGCGACGCCCACTCGCACCGCGACTCACCCGTCAGGTCGAGCACTTCGAGCTCGAGCATCCCGCCCAAGCGGAACACTTGTCCGAGGTTGTGTTGCTTGCGCGTGACGATCGGCTCTTCGAGGTACACCTTCCGCGCACACGCCCACTCGAGCCACGCCGCTGCGTCGCATGCCATGTCTCGCATGCGTTGCGTGACCGAGCCGTAGGCTGGATTAGTCTGCAGCGTCACGCGCTGGATGCGCGCAAAGTTGTGTCCCCAGTCCGAAGGGACCGCCACGAGCGCGAGTCCCGTCAGACTGAGGTCGACTCCTGCGACGACGTGTCTCACGTCGCCTCCGCTCCACGCTGCTTGCCGCGACGCTTGCCGTTCGTCTTGCGCTTCGAGGTCTTGAGCTCCGGGGGTGGCTCGGAGTCGCTCCCGTCGAACATCTGTTGCTGTCGCTCCCACGACTCCATCGGGCGCCGGTCCACGACCTCGTTCGTGTCGAGTCGTCTGTACACAACCTTGTTCGTCTCGAAGACGTGGTCTTCTTTCACTTCGATCTTACGCTTCTCTGAGCCAGTGCGGATCGCTTCGAGCAGTGCTGCACGCTCGCGCTCGACCGAGCCGATGCGAGCGTTGTGTTCTGCCATCGCGTTTTTCTTGCGTTGCTTCTCGTAGTCAAGCTCGGTTTCGGTTTGGAACAGGTCGTCTTTGCGTTCCTGAATCTCGCCGTCGGTTAGCTTCACTACGAACTCTTGCGTTGTTACGTCACCGTTTGCCATTAGTTATTGGTTCTTTCCGCGGTTAGGATGTATTGCCAGAATCGGATCTCTCGAAGGCGAGCAGCCTCGCCATACGAACCATCCAAACACTTGCTCGAGTACTCATCGAGGTCGGCGCGCAGTCGCTCTAGTCCCGCCGCTTCATCATCGTCGTCTGTCATTGTCGCCGCTCTTTTTTCTGCGAGCCTGTTTCAGCTCAGTGAATTGTCGCTCGAATACACGTAGACTCTCGAGGTCGCTGCGTCGTTTTCCACTCTCCTCGTCGTACAAGCAGAACTCGGCGAGCTCCCTCGCTTCCTTGCCTCGTCGTCCTTCGAAGCACGCATGCGCCATCAGCAAGAGTCGCTCACGCTCCTTGGCCTGCTCCTCGCGCGCCCTGCGCTTGTGGTACTCCGGATCACGCTCATTGCGCTCAGCGTGAAACCACAGCAGGTAAAGATTCTGCGCTGTGTGTCGATCCTCGACCGCTCGCAACTTGTCCAGTGCTTCTAGTTTCGTGGCGTCCGCTCTCTGGTCATACGGATACGACGCAGCGCTCGCGACAGGGCCACGCTCATACACAGCATTCCAATCAGTCATTTGCCACCCTCCACGATCGCCCGCACCGTCGGGCTCATGCCGGCTAAACGCTCTGCCTTGCTCGGAGGTGCGTTGACCAGGGCGCGCCGAATCACTTCCGGCGTCAGACTCGACAACCCCTTGCTCCGCCCTTCAGCATTCCACCAGGGCTCGGTCACGAGGTGGCGAATGGCGCGCTCGAGCTCTGTCGGTTGGTACGGCGTGGCTAGCAACGCGACAATCGCTCTGACGCCGACGTCGCGAGAGTACGGCCCTAACCGAATACCGGTCTGTCCTGTCGCACGCCCGAAAGCCTCTCCGACCTGGCGTACCTCTGGCCACGCGTTGGGCTCGAGGTAGTCCGCCATGGCCGTGCCCTTCGCCACTGCGAGCTTGGCGCGTTCGAACACTGGCAGCCTGAGCGCGGATTCGAGGTCGTAGACTCCTGCGCCGGGTCTGTTACCCTCGCCGCTGCCGCTGCCTCCCTCGGCCGCGTGCGGGGGCGCGCTACCTGTCAGGTCTTTAGGATTAGCTTCAACAGCTTTAGGATCCTGATCAGGAACGGGTACGGGTACGGGAGCAGGCGCAACATGGTTGTTACCAACGGCGTTACTCACACGTGAGGCAACAGCGTTACTCCTGTGTTTCTTTACCCGTTGCGCACTGCGCTCCCTGTCGGCCAGCACCTTGGCTTTTGGCGGGTTATACTCGAGATAGTCGTGGATTTCGTACCCATCAGGGGTCTCGTGCCATAGGCCAATCGACACCAAGTGTGCCGCCACCACGTAGGGGTCAAGGCCCTCTTCCCCGCTCAGGCCGCTCCCGCCGCCTGGCAAGGCGAGCGGGTTTGAGCAGTCGATGTTGACATATTGCAGCGCGAGTAACGCCGTTACACGTGAGTACGGGATATGCCCATCTGTGAGGTTCCGCCCACACCACGTGATGGCCGCCACATGCATGGCAAAGCCGTAGACCCCAGCCCGAGCAATCTTGGGGTTGTCCAGGATGGCGTCGTCGAGCTTTACCCACGTCATGCGACCTTCCCTTCGTCCCGAACGTCCGCGTGGTACTCCCGCAAGCACTGCGCGCCGCAGAAGTCGCCGTCTGTGTCCTCGCCGCACCACGGGCACCAGTCCTGCGCCGGGGCCACGGGTTCGAGTCGCTCCACGACTACAGCTCTCTCCAATTGGACCTCCGGCAATCCTGCACAGCGACAGGTGTCTCAGGTTGATATCGTGCTCCACACACAGAGCATTTCTTGCCGCGCACTCGGTGCGAGAGGCCAGCGCACTTGGGGCAGCGCCGGCGTCCCGCATGCCCGCCCCGCCGCCCTCCGGGGGCCTTGCGCTTGCGACGCTCGGTGGCTCGGCGGTTCTTCTCACGCGTGGAGAGCTCAGCCACCCCACACCTCCCTCGTCTCGAGCTCTAGGAGCTCACGCACTCGAGCGCGAGCCAGCGCGTCGCGACCCATTCGAAAGGCTAGTCGCGTGGCCTCGAGCAGGCGGGCGGCTTGCACCGAGTCCCGCGCCGAGGAACGCGCGTGGAAGTTTTCGACCGCAAGCCCTGAGAATCCCTCGAGAAACTGGGGTTTCGTAAACCGCAGGTCCCGGGTCCGAATCCCG